CCGACGCCGCTCACGCCCTACTCGCTACGCCTGCACCTGATCGAGGCCGACCGAGTCGCCACGCCAACGACCTCCGGCATCATCACCCCGATGCTGCTGACCACCGGCAAGGCGGCCAACGGCAACACCATCTACGACGGCGTCGAGGTGAACGACGACGGCCAGATCGAGGCGTACCACATCCGCAGCACCTACCCCTTCGAGCTGGGTGCAGCGGCGACCAAGTGGGCCCGCGTGGAAGCATACGGCCGGCGCACAGGGCTCCCGAACATCCTGCACATCATGGAGAGCGAGCGCCCGGATCAATACCGCGGCGTCAGCTATCTCGCGCAGGTCATCGAGCCCCTGCTCCAGCTTCGCCGCTACACCGAGAGCGAGCTGACTGCGGCGGTCGTCGAGTCGTTTTTCACGGCCTTCATCAAGACCGAGGCGGGCGCCGGCGACAACCCGTTCAACGAGGTCGGGAGCAGCCTGCCGGAGGTGAGCCGAGATCCTAATGAGTACGAGATGGGCCCCGGCCAGATCAACATCATGGAGCCCGGCGAGGACGTGACCTTTGCAGACCCCAAGCGGCCGGCCAGTGGCTTCAACACCTTCCTGCGCGCCATCTGTGAACAGGTGGGCGCGGCGCTCGAGATCCCGGCCGACCTCCTGCTCAAGAGCTTCAACAGCTCGTACAGCGCCAGCCGCGCCGCCCTGATGGAGGCGTGGAAGGCGTTCCGCATGAGGCGCAAGTGGTTTGTCGATGACTTCTGCACGCCGGTATATGAGATCTGGCTCTCTGAAGCCGTCGCCCGCGGCCGCATCAGCGCCCCGGGCTTCTTCGCAGATCCGGCGATCCGCGCCGCATACCTCGGCGCCGAGTGGATCGGCCCCTCTCAGGGACAGCTCGACCCGACGAAGGAGATCACGGCCGAGATCCTCGCCATCGGCGAAGGCATCACGACCAGAGAGCAGGCGACCATCCGACTCAACGGCGGTCAGTGGGACGCCAACGTCGACCAGCTTACTCGGGAAAACGAGAAGCTGCGCGCAGCGCAGGGGCAGGTTGACCAGAGCACAGCGGCCAGCGGCACGATCTCCGCAGCTCTGCGGGAGGCAATCGTCGCCGAGGCCATCAAAAGCATCAAGGAAGGAGACAAGCATGAGAACGCATAACACTCCCCGGCTCTGCGCCGGGCCTCAGACTGCGGGCACGCCGATCAAGTTCTGGAACGTCGCCAGCATCGGCGACGACGAGGGCGAGATCACCCTCTACGGCGATGTCGTGAGCCGTCAGCCTGTGGACTGGTGGACGGGCGAGCCCGAGCCCGGCCTCTACATCGCGCCCGAGAGCTTCATGGAGGATCTCGCGGCCGTCAAGGGCAAGAGCAACATCACCATCAAGATCAATAGCTGCGGCGGCGACCTCTACACCGGCATCGCCATCCACAACGCCATCAAGGGCCTGACCGGCCACAAGGTCGTCGTCGTGGAAGGCATCGCGGCCAGCGCGGCCAGTGTCATCGCCTGCGCAGGTGACGAGGTGCAGGTCTATCCCGGCAGCATGGTGATGATCCACGGCGTCGCCGGGCTGCTCTACGACTACTACACCCTCGCAGACCTGAAGAAGCTCCAGAAGGACTTCGACGCGAGCGAGCGGGCCATCGCAGAGATCTACCACGCCAAGACCGGCCTCGAGGTCGACCAGCTCCGCAGCATGATGACCCGCGAGACGTGGATGGTCGGGCAGGAGGCTATTGACAACGGCTTTGCCGACACTCTACTCACGGACGAAGGCCCCGACGTCACCCTGAGCGCCGACAAGAAGGTGCTCCTCGTCGCCGGCATCCGGCACGACGTCAAGGGCTTCAGACACATCCCGGGGACGATCCCCATCGACAACAGCATCCACGACGCCCCTGCGGCTGGAAATAAACACGCGGCCGCCAAGAACGACGGCCCCAAGAAGGAGGACAACAAGACCATGACCCTCGAAGAAATGAGAGCACAGCACCCCGACGTCGTGGCTCAGATCGAGCAGCAGGCGGCCGAAACTGCCAGAACGCAGGAGCGCGCCCGCATCGAGGCCATCGACAGCATCGCCGCAAGTGTGGGCGACGCGCAGCTCGTCAGGGACGCCAAGTACGGCGAGACCCCCTGCACCGCTGAGCAGCTTGCGCTCAAGGCTATGCAGAAGCAGGCGGCCCTCGGTGCCAAGCACCTGAAGGACGCCAAGGCTGACAACGACGAGTCCGGCGCTGCCGGCGTCGGCGCTGCCCCTAACGGCGGCGAGGAAGGCAGCGAAAGCGACGACAAGGCAAAGGTGGACGCCATCGTCGGCCTCTACAACTCCACCAAGTCTCAGAACGGAGGTAAGAAGTAATGAGCAAAAGACTGGACGAAAACCTCGGCAGCGTCGGCTATGATGGCCTGATCGTTGCCAACGAGCCCGTCGCTGACGTGTTCACCGTGACCATCCGCAAGGAGGCCACCGCCGCAGCCACCTACAAGCGCGGCACCGTGCTGGCCCTGTCTGCCGGCACCGCCGGCGACGGCAAGCTGGTGATCCTCGGCTCCACCGCGACCACCAACGAAACCCTGACCGCCAACTGCATCCTCGCCGAGGACGCGGAAGTCGGCACCACCGCGGACGTGACCGTGCTGGCCTACCGCACCGGCCACTTCGCCCGCAACAAGCTGGCCGTCGCAAGCGGCTACACCCTGAAGGCAACCGACGAGGAGGAGCTGCGCAAGGCCGGCATCCTGCTCTCCGACGCCATCGAATACTAAGAGAAGGAGGACAACAAAATGCCTTTTAACTTCTACGACACCCACACGCTGCTCATGGCCGTGCAGCAGCTCACCCCTGCTGCGACCTTCCTGCGTGACCGCTACTTCCCCACCAACGACGCGAGCGACATCTTCGCCACCGACGACGTGCTCGTCGAGTTCCGTGACGGCAGCAAGAAACTGGCGCCCTTCGTGGCCCCTCGCAAGGGCGGCGTCACCGTCCTGCGCGCCGGCTACAATATGGAACGCTACACCCCGCCCTTCGTGGCTCCCCGTCGCGTCCTGACCCTCGACGAGCTGCGCAAGCGCGGCTTCGGCGAGGCTCTCTACTCTCAGCTCGCCCCTGAGCAGCGCCAGCAGACCCTCATCCTGCGCGACGCTGACGAGCTGGGCGAGCTCATCACCAACCGCGAAGAAGCGATGGCCGCCGAGACCATGCTGACCAACGGCTGCGTGATGAAGCACATCGCCGACGACGTCGACAAGGCCGACGAGATGGAGATCCGTTTCTACTCCGAGGCCAGCAACCCCGCGACCTACACCCCGACGGCCAAGTGGGACGCCACCGGCGGCAAGATCCTGAAGGATCTGGAGGCCATGATCCGTATGCTGACCAAGCGCGGCCTCCGCGCTTCTGATCTGGTCTGCTCCCCGGACGTGGCTGACACCATCATCAACGACGCGGCCGTGCAGAAGCTCCTCGACAACCGCCGCATCGAGATCGGCCACGTGGAGCCTGAGCTGCTGCCTGACGGCGCTGCCATCGTGGCCCATCTGAACGTCCTCGGCCGCATCATCAGCGTCATCTCCTACGACCTGACCTACACCGACGACGAGGGCAAGGACAAGCTCTACATCCCGTCCGGCAAGTGCGTCCTCACCGCTCCCGGCGCTGGCCGCACCGCCTACGGCGCCGTCTCTCAGGTCGAGCAGAGCGACGGCGAGTTCCACACCTACGCCGGCCGCCGCGTGCCGAAGTATGTGAGCAGCGCCGAAGGCAACAGCCGCACGCTGACCATCTCCAGCCGCCCGCTGATGATCCCCAACAACAAGAACCCGTTCATCGTTGCGGACGTCCTGACGGACTGAGCGCAGCAGAAAGGAGCAGAGCATGATCCAGATCATCAAGGGCACCTTCGGCTACTATAACGGCCGCAAGGTGATCCCCATCACTGAAGCAGATGGCCCTCAGAAGTTCGACGACGAGCTGGAGGCACGTCTGGTGAAGGAAGGCGTCGCCAAGTACATCGGCGAGCTGGGCGAGACTGCCGAGCAGCCCGCACCCGCTCCCGGCAACGACGCCGACGAGCCTGCCAGCACCAACACCGCGGCCGACGAGGCCCCTGAGTACAACGAGGACATGAAGCTCGACGAGCTGAAGGAAGTGGCGACCGCCTACGGCGTGGACGCCTCTGCCATGCGCAAGAAGGCTGACATCATCGACGCCATCGAGAAGGCGAAGGCGGCAGCCGACGACGGCCAGAATGGCGACGACCAAAACGGCGACGACGAGAAGCCCCCCGAGATCGGCGCCGCAGATCCCGTCTAATGGCTTTCGACTTCAAGAAAATGGTCGCTGACGACCGCCGCCTCGTGTTTCTCAACCTCGCCGAGTTCGGTGAGGAGCACAAGGTCGACGGCAAGACCATCACCGTCGTGCTGGATGACAACGCCCTGAAAGAACGCCAAGGGGGGCAAGAGCTGGGCGTGGCAGAGTCGTCCCTCATGCTGTATGCAGCAGTCGAGGATCTGCCGCCCCGGCGCCCGGCGGGCGAAGGGCTCAACATCGACGGCCGCGAGTATATCGTCAACGACTGGAGCGAGGACATGGGCGTCGCCACCATCGCACTCGGCCAGACCGTGACCATGTAAAGGAGGTGCAGCCGTGTCCATAGTCAACAGCATCGAGACCGTCCGGGAGTGGCTGGACTCCACCGTCTGCCCGATGGTGCAGCTCAAGCTCCCCGACGACAGCGCGACCGACGCCTCCTACCCCTACAAGCTGGTCAACCCGACCGCGTTCTCGCTTTTCGTCCCGTCGAAGGACAGATTGCCCCCAAAGGTGCCGGCTCCCATCCCCTCGGTCTGCGTGCAGATCGTGGAGGGCACCGACAGCCTGACCATGAGCTCGAGGAGCATCAAGATCCGGCTCTGCTTCTCTGCGTGGGATCCCGGCTACCACGGGCGCGACATCTTCAAACCGAAAAACGACGGCAGCGGCGCATACGTCCAGTGGCAAAACGAGGAGGCCGCAGCCTTCTTCGAGAAAAACGGCGAGGGCTGGCGCGACGCATGGAATTTTGTGGACACGGCCCTCCGCATGATCGAGAACGCCGAGTACATCGGCTCGCTGCGCGTCATGAAGGAGGACGGCATCACCTTCGGCCCTGTCTCTGAGCAGGACGCCGTCCCGGACTTCTACCCCTACTGGTTCGCGTGGGTGGAGTTTTCTGCCGAGGAGCCCCTGACACGCACGCCGAAGGACTACCAACACCTGCTTTAAGGGCAGCCGGCCGGCTGCTCTAATTTTATGCAAAGGAGGAAAAGCAGATGGCAAATGAATACCTCTACGGCGCATACGGCCACATGGGTGAAACTGTGGCACAGAGCGCCGTACAGGCGGGCACCACGCCGGTCTATATCGGCACGGCACCCGTCAACCTCGTGCGCGGCTTCGCAGACGCCGGCGTCATCAACGAGCCGATCAAGCTCAGCAACATGATCGACGCGCAGCGCAAGCTCGGCTATGCGGCCGACTGGGGCACCTTTACGCTCTGCGAGGTCATGAACGCGCACTTCAACAACACCCTCGGGAACATCGGCCCCATCTACGTCATCAACGTCCTCGACCCGTCTGCGGGCAAGCACCGCAAGGCGACCGAGACCACCCAGCAGCTTTCTTTCACGGGCGGCCGGGCCGAGTTTGCGAGCTCCACCATCATCCTCGACACCATGACCATCGCCAAGAGCGATGGCGGCGACTACGCCGAGGGCACCGACTACGCTGTGGACTATAACTTCACCAAGGGCACCGTCATCATCACCAGCCTGATCGCGGACTCCCCGCTCACCGGCACCCTGACGGCCAGCTTCTACGAGGTGGACGACAGCGCCATCGAGGACGACGACATCATCGGCGGCGTGACGGCCGGCGGCGAGTACAGCGGCCTGAGTTCCATCGCGCTGCTCTACCCCGAGCAGTTCGCGGTCTGCAACCTGATTGCCGCCCCCGGATGGAGCCATAGCCCGGCGGTCTACAACGCTATGCTCGCCGCGAGCCAGAAGATCAACGGCCACTGGGACGCCTTCGTCGTGGCTGATCTGCCCCTTGTGAGCGGATCCTCTGCGGTCGGGCAGGCCGAGGTCGACGAGGCGCAGGTCGGTGCCACGGCGGTCGACACCATCGAGAAGGCCGTCGCGTGGAAGAAAAGCAACGCCTTCGACAACGAGAGATCCAAGGTCTACTGGCCGCAGGGCATCGACAACCTCGGCAACATCTACCACCTGAGCACGCTGGCCGTGGTCGAGCTCATGCGGGCCGACTTCAGCCACAACAGCGTGCCGATGGAGACCTGCGGCAACAAGGCGATCCCCATCATCAAGCAGTATTTTGGGGCCAACGCCACCAACCGCGGCTTCAGCCAGCAGGAGGGCAAGGAGCTGACGCAGAACGGCATCAGCACGGCCGTCGCATGGGGCGGCGAGTGGGTGCTGTGGGGCGACCACACCGCCGCCTACACCTACGGCGCCGACGTGGATCCCCGGGCGATCTTCGACGTGTCCATGCGTATGCTCATGCACATCACCAACGACTTCCAGAGGGAGTGGAGCCCGCGCATCGACGAGCCCATGACCCGGGCGCTCAAGGACGAGATCATCAACCGCGAGCAGGAGAAGCTCGACGGGTATGTCAGCATGGGCGCGCTGCTGGGCGAGCCGCAGATCGTGTTCCTCGAGAGCGAGAACAGCACCACCGACATCATGAACGGCGACTTCCGCTGGGACATCGCCGTCACCCCGACCCCGCCCCTCAAGTCTGCGAGCGTGTACGTCGCATACACCGACGCCGGCTTCTCTGTCTACTACGAAGGAGGTGACGAGTAATGGCAAATCTGTGGCTTGACCTGAAGGGCCCCATCCTCGCCGACACCGTGTACATCAACGGCGTCCTCGTCGCCAAGGACGTGACCATCACCCTGCCGGCCGTCACCCATGTGACCGCCGATTATAAGGCGATGGGCACCTACACCGCACCCATGACCGGCCAGATCGAAGGCATGGAGGCCGCCATCACCAAGATCGGCATCGACAAGGGGCTGCGCTCCATGGTGCAGCTCGAGAGCAAGACGCTGGAGGTCAGATGGGCGCAGGATGTCAAGTACGCCGACGGCTCCACCAAGACCGAAGGCTGCAAGGCGTTCATGCGCTGCGTCCCGAAGCTGATCCCGGGCCTGTCCGTGGATCCGGGCAACCCTTCGGAGAACGAGGTCACGCTGGCCGTGAGCCGCTATCAGGTTTTCGTCGCCGGCGAGGAGTTCTGCCTGATCGACCAGCTCAACACTATCATGCGCATCGGCGGCGTGGACTACGTCAAAGACCTGCGCAGCGTGCTGTAACAACAGATGGGCGCCGCCCGAGGTGGGCGGCGTCCCTCTTTTTATCAACGAAAGGAGACAACGACCATGGAAAAGCTGACACTCAGCAACCCCATCACCATCAACGGCAAGAAGGTCAAGACCCTGACCTATGACACCGGCGCGATCACCGTGGGAATGTTCGCCGAGGCCGAGGCGCTGAAGCTGCGCGCCACCACCCACAAGGCCGGCGGCAGCGCCGGCGCCACCGAGCTCGACTACTCCATGCACCTCTACCTCGCTATGATGGCGATCACCGCCGTCAACCCCGACATCGACATCGCTGACCTCGAGCGCATCAGCGGGCCCGATGTCATGGAGCTGGTGAGGATCGGCCGAAATTTTACCACAACGAGGTCGGGGGCACCCTCCGAGCAAAACGACTCGGAGAGCTCGTCCGAGACTACTCCCGAGCCTTCCACATCTCAGTCGGAGAGCTCCGACGGGAACGCCTGACCGACTTCCTGCTCGAATACTACGAAGCGGCCGAGGAGGCGAAAAAGCAGCGGGCAAAGATCCCGAAGCCGAGGATCCCCCACATCCGGCCGCATAGGAGGAGGTGACGCCAGTGGCCAAAAATAAAATGCTGCAAGCCGTCGTGAGTCTCGCCGGCACCATTGACCCGTCACTCGGCAAGGCGCTGGACGATGTCACCGGCAAGCTGGAAAACGTCAACTGGAAGGCCGTGGCCGTCGGCGGCGCTGTGGGCGGCATCGCAGTCGCAACAGGCAAGGCGGTCGTGGAGGCCGGGAAGTATCTGGCCGACCTCGGCAACGAGTACAACACGGCCATCAATCAGCTCTCGGCAGCAACCGGGGCGACTGGCGACGAGCTGGACGCGCTCGGTGAAAGCGTCAAGAACATCTACGCCCAAGGGCTCGGCGATGACTTCGCCGACGTGGCTGACGGTCTGGCTGCAACGCAGCAGGCCAGCGACCTGACCGGCGAAGCTCTGGAGCGGGCAACCGCCGCCGGCTTCAACCTGCGGGACGTGTTCGACTACGATGTCAGCGAGAGCGCCCGGGCAGCGTCGGCCCTGATGAAAAACTTCGGCATCGACGCCGAGGAAGCCTACGGCCTGATCGCCGTGGGCGCGCAGAACGGCGCAGACAAAAACGGCGACCTGCTGGACACCCTGAACGAGTACAGCCCGCAGTTTGCGGCTCTCGGCCTCAGCGCCGACCAGTTCATCGGCACCCTCGTGGAGGGCGCTGACGCCGGCCTGTTCTCCATCGACAAGGTCGGCGACGCCGTCAAGGAGTTCAACATCAGAGCGAAGGACGGCAGCGACACGAGCCGGGAAGCCTTCGAGAGCCTCGGCCTCAACGCCGACAAAATGTTCGCGGCCTTCGCCGCAGGTGGAGACACCGCAGAGGCCGCGTTCTTCGACACCGTCGAAGCCCTCAACAGCATGGACGACCCCCTCGCCCGCAACGCGGCCGGCGTGGCCCTGTTCGGCACACAGTTCGAGGATCTGGAGGCCGGCGTGCTGCCGGTGCTGGCGAGTATCGAGACCGCAGCCTACGACGGCGCGGCAGCTCTCCAGCAGATCAACGACGTGAAGTACAACGACCTCGGCAGCGCCTTCGAGGCGATCAAGAGGTCGGCCGAGGTCTCGCTGCTGCCGATGGCGTCCATGATCGCTAACACCCTGACGGCTCTGGCGCCGATCCTGCGGGAAACCTTCGAGGCCATCGCCCCCGTCATCACGGAAACGCTCAACGCTTGTATGCCGTTTGTGCAGCAATTCCTCATGGGAATGGGGCAGGCCCTCCAGACCGTGCTCCCCATGGTCTCGCAACTGGCCGCCGGGCTGCTTCCGCTGCTCTCGCAGCTGATCTCGGCCTTCCTGCCGCCGCTCCTCGAGCTGGCGCAGCAGCTACTCCCGCCGCTGATGCAGATCGTGCAGGCCATCCTCCCGCCCATCGTGAGCATCCTGACCTCGATCCTGCCAATGCTGACGCAGATCATCTCGACGATCCTGCCCGTCCTGACCAGCCTGATCTCGGCCCTGCTGCCTGTCATCACACCGCTGCTCGAGGTCGCGCTTCAGATCGTCAACAGCGTCATCATGCCCCTCGTGCCCCCTCTCATGCAGATCGTCGAGGCGCTGCTGCCGCCCCTGATGTCGCTGCTCAATGCCATCATGCCGATCCTGAGCCCCCTGCTGGGGCTGCTTCAGCCCATCGCGTCGGTGCTCGGCACCATCGCCAGCGTCATCGGCAAGATCGTGAGCTTCGGCGCAGGCGTCATCAACAGCATCGCCGGCCTGTTCGGCGGCGGCGGGGGCGGCGGGGCTTCCGGCTTCGCAACCGGCGGCTTCACGAGCGGCCCGTCCATCGCGGGCGAGGATCCGCGCTACCCGACCGAGGCCGTCATCAGCTTCAATCCTGCATATAGGGCGCAAAACCTGTCCTACTGGGCCCGCGCCGGCGAAATGCTCGGCGCTATGGACGAGGGCAGCTATGAGCCCATCAGCTCCGGCTCGGGCACGTCCGTGGTCTATGACCTGAGCGGTCTGTCCTTCAGCCCCACGATCAAGGTCGACGGAAACACCGACGAGGACGCCCTGATCCGAAAGCTGCGGGATCTGGAGCCGGAGTTCATCGACTTCATCCTCGAAGCACTCGCAAGAAGGGAGGGCGGCGCCTATGTCACAGCGGATAGTCGGCTATATTGATTACACCGCGCAGGGCGGCGACACCTTCGACAGCATCGCGCTGGCAGCCTATAACGAGGAGCGGATGGCGAGCACCATCATCGACGCCAACCGCGACCTCTGCGACGTGCTGATCTTCGAGGGCGGCGAGGCCGTGCGGATCCCCATCGTCGAGACTGTGGAGACGCCCGACACCCTGCCGCCGTGGAGGAGGTGAGCCTGCCCCGTGAAAATCATCTACGAGGGGACGGACATCTACCCCGAGATCAGCGTCCACCGCTGCTACCACGATATGTACGCAGACAAGCAGAGCGACGAGCTGCTGCTCAAGCTCAACGACACCCGGGAGCTGTGGGACAGGTGGAGCCCCAAGAAGGGCGACACCATCGCCGTCGAGGACGGCGCCGCCAAGACGGGCAAGATGTTCGTCGAGAGCGTCGTCCCCGAGTCCGGCCTCATAACCCTGCGGGCCTACTCGGCCCCGCAATCCACCAAGGACAAGAGGAGCAAGTCGTGGGAAAAGGTCAAGTTCCTGCAACTGATCCAAGAGATCGCCGGCCGGCACGGCCTCACGGTCGAGACCTACGGCATCACCGACCAGACCTACGACTACGTCGAGCAGAACAACCTCCCCGACTTCGCTTTTCTTCAGGCACGCTGCACCCTCGAGGGCGCGGCTTTTTTAGTCTATGACGGCAAGCTGGTCGTCTACGACGAGGCATACATGGAGGGCCAGCAGCCCGTCGACACCATCACCATCACGCCGGCCAACGACTTCGAGTACCGGGACGAGGGTGCCTACGCCTACGGCTCGGCCGAGGCCGTCAACGGCGGCCTGACCGGCACCTTCTCGGCGCCGGCCGGGGGCGACAAGGTGCTGCGCAAGATCCTCCCCTTCCGCATGACTGACCAAGCAGAGGCCGACCGCTTCGCCAAGGGCCTGCTCCGGGACGCCAACAAAGAGGCGACCGTCGCAACGCTCTGGACGGGGACGCTGCTGCGCGAGTACGCGGCGGGCTCCGTGGTGACGCTCTCCACCGAGGGTGTCGCCTCGTGGGACGGCACGGCCTTCGTGAGCCGGATCCGGCACGACTACGTCAAGACCCGGAGCAAGCTCTATCTGCGCAAGCCTCTGGAGGGATATTGACCATGCCAAACAGCAACACCCAAATGATCCAAAAGGGCAAGATCTCGAGCATCGAGGGCGAGCCCGACAGAAACGGCGACAAGACCACGGCCCGGGTGCTCCCGAGCACCGCCGACAGCCTCGTCACGAGGCCGCTGACGATCCCGTGGTATCTGCGCGGGGACATGGGAAACCTGAGCCCCGGCGTCGAAGTCGCCTACGCTATGTTCGAGGACGGCACCGGCCTGATCCTCTCCCGCATGGACGGGGAGTGGCCCGGCATCGTCCCCGGCGACATCACCATCAAGAAGGGCGCGCTCACCGTGCAGGACAAGGGCGTCAGCGTACCGTCGGCCGATGTCACGGCCAGCGGCATCAGCCTGACCAGTCACACCCACACCGCACCGCACGGAGAGACAACCGGCCCGCACTAAGGAAGGAGGCCAAGCATCATGTCCGTCATGGCATCGTGGAACGGCAAGACATGGGGCATCTCCCCCGAGCGGATCGCCGCCCTGAATGGCGTCTCGGCCAGCGTGGAGCTGGACACCGAGAACAGCGACGACAAGGCGGGATCCCCGGCCACCAAGACCAAGGCGCTCAAGCTCCAGAGCATGAGCTTCGACTTCGATCTCGGCGTCGCCGTGGGCTGCGATGTCCGCGGCGAGTACGAGTCGTGGACGGCGCTGGTGGGTCAGTACGCCCCCTTCTACCTCGGCGGCACGCGCTTCGGCCCGGCCAACCTTCAGCTCACTGGCGTGAGCCTCGGCGACACCACGGTCGACAACTTCGGCCGGATCCTCAAGGGCAAGATCACCATCAACCTGACCGAGTACGCCGAGGAGGCCAGCAGCAAGAAGGCGACCGCCGGCAGCTCCAACGGGGGCAGCTCGTC